TAAATCCTTAGGCGTTTGTTGTTCGCTGTATTAGCGAACTGACCAGCCATATCAATTTCTATTGAGTCGTCGTTAACCAGGAGCGTATTGGCAGGCATGGACCATGACATCAAGTCATCCTCGCCAGTCCCAACATTCCCAACGGTCGAGGTACCAATTACTAGAGCGCCAGATGATGTTTGTCTCCATGTCCCAGGCGTTCCAGCCGTGATACATTTTCCGCCAACTATCGCATTTGTTCCCGAGCTGTATTTATAGGTGCTGCCAGCCCTCCAATATCCGGTACTAGGTGCTGAGGATGCAACTATCTGGACGTCGGTATCGTTTGGCGTGTAAACTCCAGTATATGCCAGTCTCGGGTTATTGGCTAGGCCAGTAATCGCTAAAGACCCATCTGTTTGGAATGACGCTATCCAATTCCCCTCTGGTGTTGAGGCTGGGTCCGATCCGTATTCGATTAAATAAGGGTTGCCACCAATCCCAACAAATACCCTATACCATTTAGATGCTGTGACGGGCCTTAATCTAAATCTTTGGAGATTTCCCGTCGCGCTCCCTGTATACCATTTTAGTGCGACCTGTTGTCCGCTCTCCCTCATGAATACACCACAAGTGATTTCCACATAATACCCAGAAGATGCGGCAACTGTTGGCGTATATGTTGGGTTAGACCCAGAGGTAACTGTATACCCTGTCAGGATTTTTGGAATTACAATCCTATCTAAGCTATACGCTCTTGATGCGTCTTCTGTTATTCCTAATTTTTCCGTTCCCGAAAACTCACAGGTATCAATGATGTTTTCCACATCGTCATTTGGGCCACTGTTTGCAATGGTTTGACGATATCGGCCACCGTATGAAATAATAGACGCCCTAACAAGCCATCCTTGAGACGCGGAGATACCGCTATTCGTGGTTTTGAAAAGATTACCGCCACCATTGCGCATCACGTATCCGCGATACACTTCAACTATTTGGTCATTGTGGCCACTGTTTAAAAATCTATCGCCTTCGCAGTATGTGTAGTAGTCGTTTATTTCGCCTATGTGTACAGAGCTTTCCCGAGTCACTTTTACAAGTGTTTCGGTTGTTCTCATTGTTTCGATGTTTAAACCGGTAAATCGACCAACGCTGCTTTCAATGTATAGGGCGTGCTTTGATCTTGGAGCAAACGTTCCGGCCCCATTGGTGAATGTGTCGTAATTAGTTAATCCCCATTCAATGTTTGTGGCTTCGGAAGAGAATCCAACAGAATCATCAATCATGATAGGTGCAAAACCAGTAACACCACCGGTTACAATCGTGCAAACCCTAAAAGTCCTAATGCAAATACGGCAGGCATTCATTGAGTTTAGATGAATGGGGGCGTGATTCGTTCCCCACACTTGCTCCCATTCGGCCTGGCTTATTCCTGCACTCCCAACGGCATCGCAAGTCGTGTTCGTGCATCGGATATTTATATCAGATAAATACCCAAGACCTACGTAGATTTGGCCAACTCCTCCATTGATTTTAATATCGATCTTACTGCCTTCATTCAGATTTTCATAATAAAGGAAGTATTTTGTTTTCCCTAGGCCGAAGTGTAAAGCCTCAAGGGAAAAATTACTCATTCTTATCCAGCCCTCGCCAAGGGTATCGCCTTCAAAGCAATTGATAAAGGTAGCGGGGTCGTGGGCGATTCCGCTTGCATCTGCCGACACGCCTTCAATGATGATAGACCTTTGAGGTATCGTGATAGTTCCGGTTACTCGATACCAACCAGTAAAAAAGGCTTTGCGCGACCCCGTAGCCATGGCCGTCATGCACGCCTGAACCGCTGCCGTGTTATCTGTCGCCGTGGTATAGGCATCAGGGACGCCACCCCAATGTTCAGGGCTGCAAACGAAATCACACCCAGTAGCAAACTCCACAACTCCGCTCCCGGTGTAGCTAAACGCTCGGCGCATTCCCCATGAAAAAGGGCCGTTTATGGTCAGGGTATAATCCCCATGCGCAAACACCCCGCCGCCGTCACGGATGGAGATGTTTGATAGTATTGTAACATTTGAAGCCAAATCAACTTGGACATCGATTATAATCGAGCCTTCGGCGACACCAAATGAAGAGTAAGCGGCAATAAGCGCATCAGTATCAACTGCTGCCGAGATATCACCAGCACCAAAATCACTTATTCTGACTTCGTTTTGATTTTCTAATACTCTGAACCATCTACCGGTCCCACTGGAGACAGTTGGGGCTATAATCGTTCCGCCATTGTCAGATGCTGTGCTTGTTGAATCCCAATAGAATAATCCACCACCAGGAGTTCCATATCCATTATACCCGATCACCTCAACTGTGGTAAACTGGCCCTCATCTAACCCACGAAGCTCGGCAATTGTCCCGACAATTCCACTTCCGCTTCCAGAAGAGTTGCTGATATTGATATTGTCCCATGTTTTTATCGCTGCCGCAGGCGGGTCCGTATCAGTTGATGGAGAGTTAACAATCTTATATCCACCAGAACCTAACCAGAGGTTACACTCGCCATTTGAACCTAGGATAATTGGGTTGGTATTAGCTGCGCCTGACTCGCTTACATAGGTCGTCTTTTTGGTGGTTGTTCCCGGTTCATAAGTAAAAACCTTTCCCCCTGCGTTTGGGGTAACTCCGTCAGCCAAGTAAAACTTTTGATCAATCCATGGAGGCAGTGTAGCCATCTTTTAATCCTTTAATTTCTGGGCAGTTGCTGCCGATGCTTTTGGGAGTTGGTCAATTATTTCGTTCAGTGCTTTTTCAAAAGCAGGAGAGCCTATTTTGTCAGATGCTAGCGCAAGCCTATACCCTTTGGTTCTCATTAGGCTGGTCAGCTTAGTCAACACACCGGCACCAATACCAGCTGCAGCCGTTGCTACTGGGTTGGTCGCTCCACCATAACCAACCGCCGCCATCATACCCGCCTTTAGATATGGAATTAAAGACATGCCATTTGATGGGCTTTCGTTCAATTGTCCATACCTTTCGGCATGCCGCATGATTTTAGCCAATCCCTTGACCTGTTCTAATTCTTTTCCTTTTAGGGTTGACTCGATAGGGTCTGACATCCTCTCAAGGTATCCAGCTAGTTTAGCAGGAGATACACCAGATTCAGTAGTTGCGCCTTTAATGGCGTTATCAATCAGACCATCTTTTAAAGCGTCTTTGCCTTTGTCGGCTAAAAGGTTGTAGAAGTTTGCCGCCCTATCTCCTTTGCCTTTTTTGATGAACTTGTTGAAAATCTCATCGGGCGTGTCGGACTTTATGGCATTGATTATGGTCCTGTCATTATACGGAACCACATTAGCTTTGTAATGCTCTTGAGCAGTATGGAACGCTTCTTTAAGTCGTTGGTCTTGGGTGTTCATTATCTTAGGCGCACCGCCTATGGTACCTATCTCGACCCGCTTGTTAACCAGTAAATCAATGTCATTTTCGATTCCGGTTTTAACATCATTAAGTTGCCTAGCTAGGTTTCTATCACCCGCATCAGATGCTTTTTGTGCTGCCTTTTGTAGATCGGACCTGTCCTTTCTCAGTTGAGAGAATGTCCGTCCACTCTTGGATAGGTTTTGGCGAATTTTGGTAAAAGGATTTGCCTCATTCCCCATGATGTTATCAGCTATGTCCGCTTCATGTTTTGCCGCTTTTTCAATCGCATTTTTAGGTTCAATTGAAACACCAGAACTAAGCTGCTCTACTTTGTCGTAGTTGATTTTTGCCTGCGCCCTTCCGGCTTGAGATTTTCTAGCCAATGATTCTTGAATGGCCTCATCCCATGACGGGTTGACCTGAGAAGCTTCTTTCTTAATGGCTTCCTGTACCTTTTGCGCACCTTCTTTTCTGAATCCTCCCATACCAACACCTGGAACGCCTTCGAGGGCTTTCTCGGTCATCTTTCCCTTGCCCGTTACGTCAGCCCGGCTTAAAGGGATATCGTACTTCTTTGAAAGGTCCATCAACTCCTGAACGCCTGAATCTGAAAACTTTCCTTTTAAAGCATTAAACGCCTTGACTCCAATTTTCTTAACAAGCATTCCTGCGCCGGCAGTACCAGCACCGAACAAAGCCCCATATAGGGTGTTTTTTGCTCTGGTCTCGTTATCGTCCACAAACTCAGTCGCGCCTATTCCTGCGCCTGCTGTGGCCCCTGTACCAAGAGCTATCCCAACCTTTGCTAGTGGGTTGGCGACATTTTTAATCGCGTTCAGACCACTAACCCCTGGGATTAGAAATGTTGGAGAGGTGGCCGCGATTCCACCTAAGATTTCCCCGGCTAAAGCGGTTTTGCTTCCCTTTGAAGCATCCATGTATGCCGCTTTGTCTTCTTTATAACCAGAGACATCACCGCCAACAAGCTGCTTGATCCCGTTGTAAACATCCAACATACCCTCACCGGCTCCCGCCATAAAACGAGAATAACCAGATAAAGCCCCAAATTGCTTTTGGCGATCTTTGGATACTTGCTTAGAAACGGATTCGTTAGAGACCTTGATTAGGTCTTGGCGATCAACAGATTGGAGAAGTTCTGGCTTCTTTTTGGCAACCATTTGAATCAAATCAACATCGTCCAAATGAGCGTATTCGGGTTTTCTTTCCCTAACCCTGTCCGAGAACTCTTTTACTGATAGCGGCATCTCATGTCCTCTTTATAGTCCGTCGATTCCATTATCAAGCTTCTCTTCCTCGGTGGGCTCTGGGCCTAAAATATCATTCGATTCACGAAATAACCCACGGGTTTCACGCTGTCTCTTTTCCATAATGGAAATAACCCTCCCAAGTTCTTCCCTTTTCTTGTTTGGGGATATTTTCGTGTTTCCGATTATCGAAAAAGCGTTCTGGATAACGCTCATTTCCTTTTCGGATAAAGCACCAAACCCAGAGGCACCGGTAGGAGATTGGGATTTAAGATTTCTAAGAGTTTCGATTACTCCAGACGATACAAGAAAGTCAATGTCAGCCTGTAAATCCGCCGCAGGAGTACCCGGTACCAATCTTACAACCCCACCGGCACCCGTGACATATTTCATATTCGGGTTTTCTTTTACCGAATGAGCCTTGTCTAGGAAGGTTTGAATCGATTGAATTGCCTCAGAGTTTTCCTTTTCGTAAGACTTGGCCTTCTTTGCCAAATCAAGCTTTTTAGCCTTGAACTCTTCTTCTTTTCTGGCGTTATCGGCTTGTTTAAGAGCTAAATCTGCCCCCTTCAGCGCCAAATCTTGCTTTTTACCTGGGTCAATTCCCTTGTTTATGGTCCCAATCGCTGTTCCTGATTTATCGAACATCCCAATCTGACCACCAAGGTCGTGAAAAGTCACTCCAGGGGTTAAAGTGATGCCATCTGGTAGTTGAATTTCTTTAACTCCACCGCTATCACTTGCTTGAAGAGCAACTATTTGGTCTCCACGCTTACCGTAAATAGGAGTCAATCCGAATTTCGTATCCGATGGCTTATCACCGTTCGCTTTGGCTCTGGCGATTCTCTGTTCAGGAGTTAAAAATCTCTCTCCAAGGTATAAAAGCTCTTGGCCAACCTTTGGGTTTGCAAACTTTCCTGAAGCGATTTCTTGATCCGAAGGGTTGTATTCCAACAACCCAGGAGACATCTTCCAGCCCTTTTTCAATCCTTCGTCTCTGGCTAGAAGAAATGATTGGACCGGGTTCTTAGAATCCACAACCCCCAGAAAAGCACTAGACATATCCTTCGCTTGCGCTTCTTGCTGTGATTGTCTTTCTTGTTGAGCCTTGGCCATTCGCTCTTCAATGTGAGACGCCTCATCATAAAACCCAGCCCGGTTAAGGCTTACATAGGCTTTCTCGCTGTCGATATGCCCGTCTGGTGTGAGACTGCTCTTAATAATTCCTTGAAGCTCTGCGGCCCGTTTTTGTTCGGTTTCTTCTTTTGTCAGAGTTAAATCAGACAGTCTTTGCGCCCTGGCATCTTGGCGCAATGATGTGTACATATTGACCGGCGTAGCCAAATCAATCTTAGATTCTCTCACCCCTTGGGTAACAAGTGATGGGTCAGCAATTCCAGGGTTAAACGGCATTAGGTTCCCCCAAAAGCTTTAACAGCAAGAGCACCTAACTGAAGTCCGGTATTGACCAGGTTTACACCACCTTGATATCCTGCTTGAGAGCGCTGTGCCCCTATGTTTCCCTGTTGCATGGCGATGTTGGCCAGATTACCGCCTTGTTCAATTTGCTGGTTTCCAATACTATTTGCAGTTGTTTGGCCAACACCAGCCAATGATGCCAACCGGTTATACCTATCAGTGTTTCCCGCCCTGTTCATGTTGTATTGGTCCATGGCCTGGCCGTATCCAAATGACCGTTCGGACTCAAAAATACCACGCCCAAAAGACCTGTCTGATTCGTATTTGCCTCGGTTGTAGTTTCGCTGATCCTGGTATCGTCCGTATGCGTTCGCATATTCCTGGGATGCTAACCCCTGGGAGTAGTCTTGCAAATCGGTTCCGGTCTTACCAGAGAATAATCCACCCCTAGCGGCTGCGCCTGCCTGTACAGATTTATTTCCCTCGGATAATCTGAACTGATAACCGGGATCAGCTTCAAAGTCAAACTTCAAATCCTGAAAGGCTGCCGGTCCCTGATATTGAGGGGATTCATATTGCATCGGCTTGGTATCAAATGAACCCGAGTTAATCCCTGCCTCAAGCTGACTCAAACCCCTTGAACCAGCCTCTAGCCATGGCTTTTGGGTGTCTAAGGCTTGCTGGAACATCTTTTCCTGGATTGCTTGAGCGTTTGCTAATCCAGCCCTTTCAGCCTCTGCTGCACCCTTTGCCGCCGTTACACCACTAGCGTCTTCCCAAAGATTTCCAAGCTGTCTAGGTGCTCTGGCGACATTATCCAATAGACCAAAGTCTTGATTGCCAGCTAACCCTCCGGTCACTATCCCAAGACCCGCACGGCCCACTTTTTTAGCTTGTCGAGTAAAATAATTTGACATGATTAGTACCATCCCTCAATGGAATCGAATCTTACTTCTAAAACTTGTCCATCGGTAACAGCCTGAGATGCCGCTCCCTTTATGTTCTCGCTATTGCCATTAACCGTTACACTATTCCCAGACGACCCAACATTCACAACACGAACCAAAACGCCTTGTTCACCCTTGGCCAGATTAACAACTATCGCGCCTGAATTTGTATTGCAAACTAGGTTAATACCTTGATTTGTGACACTATAAGGTGAATTCGTGCTGGTAATTCTTATGGTTTCGATTGCTACCGTACCTAAAAGATTCTGGACAAGTTGAAACCATCCAATCCAAACCCTTGAGGCTAGACCACTCGATTCAGATAGAACTTGTTTAATTGGTGCCGGTTGCATTATTCAACCTCCAGATAAGCACCTAGAACAATCCATTTCACTGGGTCGGTACACTTTATTCTAAAAATCCTATCACGCGAAGACCCTAAACGATTCCACTTGACTCGTTTTCTATACTCGCCCAATTTACCCGCGCTTCTCCATCTCTCGCTTCCCCAAGTATGCCCACCATCATTAGATATTTGGAGCATGATTTGAGGGTCTTCTCCTTGTCCAGAAACAAGCCCAATACCAGATTCTACATCAAGTTGGAATGAGCCATAAAACGACCTGTCGAGGTTATTCCAAATGTGTGGAGATGTTCTCTCTCTGTGGATTAAATCCCCATCGTCTGTATAGGTGTCGGAATCAACCTCGAAAACGCTAGATGACCTCCAATCCCCTACAAATACCTCACCGAAGGCAAAGTCTTGAACAATTCCCCTAGCCATGTATGAGATGTTATTAGAATTCGTCCAGCTTTCCTCATGCCATAAACTAGTGGTAGCGTCATACACCCAAGTTACTGAAGGAGTTGGGAAGCTTATTTGATAAAAATCATGCCCTAGTTTTTGGTATGAATATCCAATAGCGTCATCAATTTTTGAATATCTCTGGATAGCTTGCTCGATTGCATGAGTTGAGATAACCCTGGGTTGATACCCTTCATTGGTGTAAACCCTTCCCCATCCACCGTCATCTCCACCGATCCAAAATATATTCGTGTCACTTTTGGCTAGAGAATAAGGAGCAATGTTCCCTACCCCATGATTTGACCCTTGAATCCTCGCGAAGGTTCCGTGAGATAGACCGGTATTATAATGGATCTCATACGATTGAGGACCAAATAACCAAAGCTCTCCATTTAACGCAATTAGAGAGGTTAGGTAATCTGGGCTTCCTTCAGAAGATGCAATGTTAAGGCCAGGCCATGAAGTACCATCAGCTAAATCTGACCACTGATAGCTCTGGGTGTTTGGTTTGTTTGATATGAAGTATTGGTCAATGAATGCTACATGAGTCCCACCAGGATAGCCTAAGTCGGTTATTTCTGCAAAAGAGTCATCCGAGAAGTTAAGGATGTACCCCTTTCCATTTGATCCATCAACTAGAATAAGTTGAAATCCGTTATCAGTCATTTTGACGATTCCGGTGGTACTTGTAATCGTACCCCTGGAAATAGAAGTACCATTGCTATAAATTTCGCTCAAAGTATTTCCGCAAACTCCAAAAAACCTATCATTCGATGCGTTGTATAGCGCACGAATCGATCCGCCTCCATCAAGGGTAGCGAAAGGCTTTAATCCAGGTCTAGGCTTTAATGAGAGCGAAGACTTACTATTTGAATCGTCAACCTCTGGATACCAATTCAAACATCTCTGACAGTTTATGTTCAGGGAGTCATTTGTATAAGCTGGCCCAACAAATGGAATTGGTGTTGACATTATGGGTTACCAAACAATAGCCCTAAGTCACGGAATGACCTAACGGCCATCCTAGCAGGGTTTGCCATTTGTGGTTTATCTTGTGAGTTCATTCGCTTTATATTCGCGATTGAATTCTGCGCCTCCATCAAAACAATTTGAGACGGGTCTTTGTACTCAGGGCTAATCGCAATCGCTAGGTTATACTTGAGAGCCTTCAAATATCCTGGAGGCAAATTAATAGTATCCGATATTGCCGAATACGTAGAAAGTGCAGCTTGGCACTCAAGATAAAGGGTATATCCTGCTGTTGGGGTTGGGTAAAGCGTTACCACTCCTAAAGGGTATTCGCTCCTGTAATACAGATTATAGGGGTATGAAGATGAAATGGATTTAAAAGGGATCTCATCGTATTCATCCGTTCCGATTATTCTAACCGGGTAATCATTCTGACCGGTAGGATCTCGGATAAATGCTTTGAAAATTGTAATTGGACGTGTCGAGTTATCCCCTCCACTACCAAAGGTGTACTCTGATGCGGTTGTCAAAACCTGATAAATCTGAGTTTTGGCGGGTTGCATTAGAGGTTGCGTATTCCACGACTCAATGATGTCGTTTAACGCAATTAACCCATCGGCGGCTTCATTGGCTTCTGGGGCCTCTCCGGCTTGATTTACCTTAAGCAGTCTAAGGGCTGCGCCTATAACCGCTCCGACTGTCTCAGCCATCTAAAGACCTCAAGAAAAGTAGGGGGCAGTCTCCCACCCCCTACGGTTTAAGCAGCAACGGCGCGGATAATGGCAAAGTTGATAAGGATTGCTCCCGTTTCAGCCGTACCAGCAGCAGCATTGTTATTGATAACGGTAATCGAGAACTGTCCATCAGCCACCGCCGAAACCTGAATGGAAGTGTTCAGTGCGACCGAACCGCTCTTGATGCTAGTGACTACTACGTCTCCAGCCTTCACAAAGCTATTGGTCACCACAAACACAGCCGAAGCCTCAGCCGCAAGTGAAGCGTTATTGGTGGTAATGGTTCCGCACATGGCGTTAATGGTCACGCCAGTTGCGCGGTTTGTGGCCTGGGTTACTGCCGATCCCTGTCCAGTGGTATAACCAAATGGTTGACCATAGGACGCGGCGGTAGTCGCTGGAGCCTGATTTGAATTTGTCGAAGTAGGCATCTTAGCCTCCTATAAAAATGGTTTACCCCTGTCGCGCTATGCTAAGGGGTTAAGGGTTAAGGGGTGTAGATGCGGCAAGCCATCGAAGGCTCAACCACTACGGCTCCCATGAGGATATCCCAGCGCATGTATTGTTGGCGTGTCAGGATATTGTAACCCGTGACCACCGACATGGACACTCCATCCTCCACCATTCGCGTACCGGTGGCACCGGAACCGGGAGCGGGATTCTCCAAGTCACAGAAGCCAACGGCAGCGAAGTCGGGATGGAATGCCAGACCTTGAGGATAAGCAGTAGAAGCCGCACCCAAAAACAAGACGGCATCATTGGCAGCCGGAAGACCGGTCACGTTCTGATATTGTCCGCTTGAGATAATGGGAGGGCTAAAGGAAACTGAACCAGCACCACCGGCATAATCAGCGGTAACAACGAATTTCTTCAGGTCTCCGGTTGATTGCTTGGTAAGCTTGTTCACCGAGTAAACCCCGGCAATAGTGAAAACATCACCCTTCTTCGCTGTTCCGGTACCGGTCTTAACCACCAGGGTAGTCGCACCAGAAGCAGGAGCGGATGTCACCTGGTAAGCGGTGTCAAAGCTTCCCGTGGTGTGGGTGTAGACGTTTTGGCTCATGCCGAAATTGAAGCCAAGCGAAGGAATCGTGATGATACCGTCACTATATTGCTGGCTGATGTTCTTGGCATTGTTGAACAATGCTGCAGAACTCGAAACAAGCTGCTTCATACCTTTTGGCGAAAGAACAACTGTTCTTCGTCCGTCGCGAGGGCAAGAGGCATTGTCCAAGTCAACACCAGCATTCAGGATGTCATCGGAATCCAAGTTCGTCACCGGAAGGGTAACGGCATTGGCCACACCTTGGGCGCAGGTCTGGTAGACGTATTGGTCAACCTTGGCGGCGAGGGTAGCCATGATTGGCTTGACTCGATACTCAAGGAATCCATCGACGTCTTGGGTGAGTTCGGCATCAGTGTATGAGATATCTACACCGAAAACCTTAGAGCGAACCATGGGAACGCTCTTTTGCTCCATGTCTTGTACTGACATATTGAAGGTATCGGTGCGAACCGTCACCTCTTGGTGGGTGCGAAGGTTGATTGCTTGTCCGGCCTTAGCACCATTGAACTTGTAGGTGTCGTCGTAGTGTGGGCCTAAAGCGTTGGTAATAACCGAGTTATTACGGAAGCTGACCATCGATCCTGGTAGGACGATGTCATTGATAAGGTTTGTGTTAGCCATGATAGGCTCCTAAGCTGTTTTGGTTTAGCGAATAGGAGCGACATAAAGTCGGGGTTGAGGGCGCACACCCTCAGCGGTTTTCGCGCTGTTTAACGAAGACGATTTATACGAGCAGCATACTCTGGAAAGGTTTCCTTTGACTTATCAAAGGCTTTTCCTGTTGGAGCCTGTACTCGTGGTGCGCTGCCTCTTTCCGAACGTGTCGGATTTGGCGCGGTGCTAATGGTTTTGACTGGTTTAGCTTCCAGCTTTGCAACTAACTTGCCCATTAGAAAGATTCTTTCTTTTGGCGACGCGCTGGCGATCTCCTCCAGTTCATCGGGATTGGTACCGAGGTACTTAACAATCTTTGGGCCTTGTTTCTTAGCTGCTAAAATCGTGTCTTGGATTTCTGGGGCATCATACACCTCAACAATCCGGTCAATCTCTTTCTCGTAATCATGGAACTTCGGTTCCTCTTTGATTACTTCAGCTCGTCCGGCAATGTAAGCCTTTTGCTGCTCGTCAAGCCTAGCCTTTCGGTCTTCATCGGCTTGTTTAATTTTCAGCTTTCGCTCTTCCTCAGAACGAATCTTTTCCCGCTCCTGATTCTTCCAGGCTTCGCGGTCCTCATTGTACTTGTCCCGGTCTGAATAATCGTCAGGGTCCGGCTCCCGCTTGATAACCGTTTTGGACTTGATTTCGTCCAGCTCCCTTTGAAGGGCTTCGGCTTTTCGCTCGGCCTCTCTTCGGTGGAATGTCTGGGCTTTTAATCGGTCACTTAGGCGGTTACGGGCCTTCTCTTTTGCCTCTTGGTCTTGCTCTTTATTCTCGGCGACTTCGGTTTCTGAGCCTTCGGTTTTAACTTCGGTCTCAGTTGCGGTATCTTCGATTTGTTCTAGCAAGGTTACCCCGTTTTCCCTAAATATATCACTTCTTGGTGTTTCCGGCCATTTATTTTAGCCGATAGCCTCGATAATAGCCAAAATTAGAGCTATATCGTCCTCTTCTTCGATAATTTGAGGCGCATTTCCGGATACAGCCTCAGATTTTTGGCTGTAATCTGGGAAACTATCAAGTATTGACTCAATGGTTTCCTCGATTACCGGAGCGATTTCCTCAGGCTCTTTCTCGATAACCGGAGATTCTTGGATAGTCTTACGCATGGGGATTCCGTAGACGGCCTCCATGCCTTTTATTTGGTCTTCGGTGAATTCCTGGGATACCTCTGGGGCTACTTGGCTGATAGCCTCAATGATTTTTTCCTCTTTTTTCTTCTTTGATTTCCTCTTTTTTGGGAGATCAACAATAACAGAACCGCCTGTGGTGATCCGGTTACCGGCGGACCCGAAAGATGACATGGTATCGTCGGATTCGGTGACAGATATTGTTCCATCTGTCGATGTGAACCCCATAATAGCGGCAACGTCATCGGCTTCAGTTTGGGCGATTACGCCTACAATTATCGGAGTTCCTGAAATTGCGACTACGTCATCATCATCAGTAACGGAAATAGTTCCATATACCCCATTCCCAGATGATCCAGAGATTGATGATGTATCGTTAGACTCTGTTTGAGCAATCGCCCCGACAATTGTTGTTGTTCCAGAAACCGAAATAGCATCATTAGATTCCGTGACAGCTAAGGAACCAACTATGGTTGTGGTTGCGGTGATTGATGAAGAATCATTCGCCTCGGTTTGTGCTATTGTGCCATCTACTCCAGTATTTCCGATTATCGAACTTGCGTCATTCGTCTCTGTTTGAGCAATAGACCCGATTATGGTTGTAGTGCCGGATATTACCGAAGTGTCGCTTGATTCAGTTTGAGCGAGTGCTCCAGATACAACAGGAGACCCAGAGATTGAAGATGTATCCGAATCCTCGGTTACAGCGATGGTTCCGGTAATCGAAGACGCTAAATCAATTAAATCCTTATCAAACCAGGCTAAATTGATTAACAGGGGGTCGAACCACGCATCCCCCACGGTCAATTCATCAAAAAAGCCCAGAGACATTAGGCCCAAGTCCCAGAAGTTGCAACCGTGTTGTCACCTATGGCGGTCAGACGGAAAAAGGAATTTCTCTTAACCGTAATCGTTCCGGTAGGATTTGCGCTGAAAGTGAACTGAGGTATTAGGGTGCCCGTCGCATTAATTCTGATAACACCCTTGATTTGGATATATGTGGCAGCTTGGGTGCCAGCAGCATCAACAGTTGCATTAGATGCCGAAGTAACATTAATTCCGCTAAAGGTTGAGCTAATGGTGTCGGCTGCGGTTCTATGGGCTTGCGCGTAATAGTCGATAGATGTAAGCGTCGCTGTTCCGCCAAAGCTAAGACCAGTCGAATGAGATGTTGCCCCATGGGTAATCTTAAGCATGCCATCCATTAAAAAACTGGTTGTAGCGGGTACCGTAAGGCTTCCGTTAGTCGGGAACCATGGCTGCGCCGAAGTACCTGCCGTTCCGCCAGTATCATCAGCAGTAAGAACTTTGAACAGGCTAGGTCCAGTGTTTGCAGTATACAGATACCAGCCAACCCCCTCTACATACGAAAGGGTTTCACCGGCTTGTAGAACTGTTTTGAACAGTTCGTAAAGCGTTCCATTCGCGTTGTATTGGACGGTGATATAGGTCGCTATTGAGGCGTCCTTATTCCTGATATTGATGTTCTTCGCATTTCTCGTAGTTGATGCGCCAGGAGATCCGACTATGGTTGTTCCAGTTGTCGCCGTGGTAATTGCGGTATTCGTCTTTCCGAAGGAAATGGTTCCCGCATTGTTATCAACCCAAGAGGCATGAACATCGATTGTTGATGTTGTGCTCGTGATAACTGAAATAAGGTCTGTGGTTGCTGCAAGGAGAAGCATGTTTATCCTAACGGAGGGAATTTCCTCAATGTTGGTCTAACGCCCGGCGTTTCAATTGAACTGTTGTAGAAGTAAAGCGAATCCGTTGCTTTATTCATCAGGATATATCCGCGAATATCCGTGTTATTGTTTACGCATTGGAATCGGCCATACGTGCCATTTGCCCATGGGCTTGTGGGGGTGCTTCCAGAGCCTGGGGTAATGAGTTTCCATGTCCAAGGGTCACCGTTCTGATACGGATTCGCAGCGGGAGGGATTAACTCGTAAATCTTTTTACCAGCACCATCGAACCAAAAGACGAATCTGTCCCTCAGTGAATCCCACCCCAATGTTCCAATGGTAGCGGTTCCGGTTCCGTCTGCACGCGCCGGAATATCTCCCCTAGTTCTGGGACGATAATAATCCCCAGTTAAACCATTTACAGCATCGAAGAAGGATAGACCGTTTGAGTTGTCCCACAAACACCAAATCCCTCGGGTATTATCCATTGCAGACATACCGCCGCCACCATATCCTAGGGGGCTTTTGAATGTGTCATCACTAAAAGTCCCAGCCGCAACATTAAAGTAACCGGCATGGTTTGCGGAATTCTTATGATAAAAAACCCTACCAGCAGCAGGATAATAAGCGGCGACATCGCAGTTTCCAGATGTCAGGTTTGCAAATGTTGACCACGGTTGATTGGTATTCGGTCCGGTCTGATTGAAATTGAATGCATGCATTTCCGTTCCACCGCCCGAATCGATGTAACGGAAAATGACACCCATCATCAGCATGATGTTGTTGGTACCATCATTGATATAAACTGCGGTGTTGTAGGTATGCCGAGAAACAGGATTACCACTTCCGTCTGTATTGATGTCTTGAGGCGCGGGAGATGTTGGATTCCTTAGCTTATTCCATGCTGGGGAATTATTCTCAAGCGGGCCAAAGGCGTAGATCTCATTACCCGAATAATCGGTATGTCCACCTCCCCAAGGAATCAAGAAAGTCCCAGTGGTTTGGGTGGAGCCTATGTAAAGCCCACCAGTGACTAGAATAGCCCCACCCCACGCTTCCATTTGCTTTCCACCACTGGTTTCCATAACCCCACTAGAGCTAAGGACGGAGCTAGGAATAGCCGCCCATTCGCCCTTTGGAATCGCTTGGTACCAGGTTGGTGAAGCCATTTTATGCGTTACCTCGGGTGATGGTTGCGCTCGAAATGCTGACCGGCTGGGTTGCCACGATTGTCGTGGTCGTGAGATTCAAATCAGAACCGGAAGTACCGACGTTTCCATCCATAACATGCGTAGTACCATCTGATTTTACAATACGAAACCATGTAGCCGTACCTGATGCATTTGCCGATGAGTCCTGAGTAATTGAATTAAGCGTAAGCACGCCTGATGATGCCGATGGGGCAAATGTTGCGTTGCAAGTTAATTCGGCCAATAGAGTTGTCGCGGTTCCGCCTGTTGCTGGGCGCGTGCCGTCGTAAATGCGAAGCAAGCAGCTACCAGCCGCAAATGTAGTGATGGCGTCAAGCTGGTCGTTTCTTAGGAGGACGTTATAACCTAGAGCCATTTTAAGCCCCTTTCTTTAAGATGATTTTTGCCGCACTACCTGCGACTTGCCAAATCAAGCTAAAGGTCGAATTGGCTTTGATTGGTAACTTTTCTACAACGTATTCCCAGATGAAGACAATGACAGCCGTTGCAATCTCTGGGTGATTTTTGATTGATTCGATCATCGTCGCTCCCTCAAGTCTCTTGCTATCTCGTCCATTTTATTCATGATAGCGACTTGATTTTGGGTGTATTTGCTTTGGTTTTCTTCGATTCTCTTCATGTGCTCGTGTCCAGTTTTATGAAGAGTCTCCGTAACTTGTTCTCTATTGTGAATCTTGAATCCCATTTCAATAAATGCCGTACTCTGTTGGCGAATGGCCTCGGCGATCTTCTCGTCCGTGGTCTCCATTCTTACAAAGCCCTCTTTTATCACACCCATGATTTGGGTGAGGATTTCGCGATTGTTTTCCCGCAGAGCCTTCATTAACTCTTCGGCAGTAATCGACCCCTGAGACTGAGCCTTAGCCATGGCCTCAGCTTTGACATGGGAGGGAGGGAAATACTTTACCAGAAAACCATACACGGCTAGGAGACAGGAGATAAATAAGCCAAGGTCCGTCCAGGTGAAGTCGTGTAGGTTCATGCTAATCCTCTACCATTTCCGGCTCTTCTTTAGTGATAACCTTCCAACCATCACCTGATTTTGTAATGACTGAACGCTTTAAAACATTCCCGCCATTTCCAGACTCTTTTACCACAACATCATAGCCGTTTTTGGACTTGGTTACAGTTGACTCCTTAACCATAACCTTAGGAGACTCCTCTTCCGGTTCTTCTGGAGTATCAAGAATCTATTGGTTGTGGAGTTCGCGAATCCTATGGGCATTTGTGGACTCTGTTTTGATTAAATCAGTAGCCAACGTGTCATGGTTAATCTTTAATGCTACTTCAGCTTGTAAATCAGCTTTCATAGCCTCCTGATCGACCTTCTTTGCTTCTAGTTCAAGCTTGGCTTGTTCTAATTGCATCTCGCCTTGAATCTTGGCTTGTTCTAATTCAAGCCTCTTAATCTCAATTTGAACCTTGGCCCTTTCAATCTCTACCTGACCGGCTGCGGCAGCGTTCTTGTCGGCGTTCGACTTTTGTAAGGCTTCGTTAAGCTGTTGTGCTTGTAGGCTGACCTGTTGAAGTTGCGCTTGGCATTGATTCAATTGCTGTTGAAGGAAGGCTAATTGCTCATCACCTTTTTCAGGTTTAGATTGGGTGGTAATGCCTGGGAACTGCTTTTCAATGGCGAATTCAAGTCTATCAGCTAAGGCATCTTTTCCAACCCAATCCTGAGACCTTACTACAAGGTCAGGAGCCACGTTTTGGGCTAAAGGTACAGCAGAAAGAAGCTCAAGCATGCCAGCCGCCTGCTCTTCTCTTTGCGTGTTAAACGACGGCCCAATAGAAACAGTTACATTGAAATTGCCAGAGCTAAATCCATCGTTATCACTGGAATTTATGAGGATTAACTCCTCTTCTTCATTGTCTTTTCTGGTTGTCACCGTTCGCTTGGTATCGTAAACGATATGAATCGCTGAATTTATAACCCTTCCTTCATGGTTCATCGCCATGGCCAGGTTATCCATATAATGGAAATTAGCGGTGTTTGTCTGTGCTTCGCGACGCTTTAAGGCTACACCAGAAGTCTCATTTGACCGGTTTCCAACCGAGGCATCGTAAATGCCTGTGATGGCCTTGATGTCCTCAATTATGTTCGCCTTTTGCATGGCGATGTTGGACAAATCAACCGAGTACTGAGCCCTTTGTGGAGGTGGGGCTATGGCTCCATTAAGGGTTACCGGCTTGTACTCAAGATATGGAACATCCGATATGTTTGAATTGGCGAACTCTTGCTCATGGCCTTCAAACTGACCTTCGGCACCAATCCAAGGAGCCCTAGGGGCTTTTGCAATGATGTCGGCTTCATTGGATGAAACGAAATTATAAAGCCTTAGTGGGGCTTTGATGTCCCTGATAAGGCCCTTACAACTCCATTTTCCCTTGACAACGTTCTCTTTACCGATGACTGTGATAATCGGGATTTCTTTCCAGGGTAGAGGCTCTTCGTCCACTATCTCTGAGCCCGTCATCTTGTACCACATCCAGTAAGGGTCTTGAACCTCTCTGGACTGAAGTATCGCTACCTCTTTACCTTTTGGTAGTTCGTCCTGCCAAATGGTTCTGGTTGACTCTCTACCGTTATCATCTAACCCTTGGACCTCGATTAGCGTCCTGGTTCGATATTGTTTGCAGTAATACTCTGCAATCGTAATGTCTTTTTGTGTGTACCAGAAGTTATTCGCCGATCCATCCCATGGAGTTAAGGCTATATCTGGAAACTCTTCTTCAAACTCTTTGCGCGGCTTATTGGTAACGACAAAACCATACTCACAATCAGAGTAATCCGGCCTCTGGCGTCTCCAATCCATATAAACGGATTGGGAGTCTTGAATGGGTTCAATTACAATCTCACGATTAAACGTCCCATCGATAAACTTTGTCTTAACAATCCAATGCCCTCGACCCTCGTCAACCGCATCATCAAATCCTGCTTGCCTGGCTTGCGCTGCTTTTGACTCGTACTGAATACGACGAATAAGACCTTGGCGTCTCTTGGCCTCATCTTCGTCAGCCCCCTCATCTGTCGGGGATATTTTGATAGCTGGCTTATTTTGGCGGTTCTGGTTCTTTATATGGTCCGTGAACTGATTGGACCGCATGATTGTCAGGAATGACCTACCAGAACCACTTCTGCTTGCAACGTCTTGAGGATTCCATTGGGCGTCGTTTTCGCCTACTGCGAAGGCTTTATCATCAAGCATCATTAAACGCTCGTGATTCTCGAAATCCTGAATTTCCTTGAACCGCTCTTTGGCTAGAGTATGAATCTCAGCCCACTCGTCAGCTTTTGATTCGCTGGCTTCGTGAGACTTCGATTCTCCCTCTATCTTTTCGTCCATTAGCTAGCCCGTTTCGAAGTTTAAGGATTGGGCGCTATGGAGCGGGGAGCCTATGGCTCAGGCGTTAAAATAACACATTTTATGGTATCGCGGTATACCTTTTATCCAAAGCTGGTTCCACCAATAGGCCGATATACCGGTTTTTGTTTGTTTTCTGGGTCAACCCACTTATCCACAATGGCGAACATAATACGCATCATATCGCTGAAATCCTTAAAATTCTCGCTTTCACGTTCTGAGTCATCTTCCAATCGGTGATTCAGTAAGCTAGCGATCAGGTTCTTGCATTTGGCTGAAACCGAGAACTGCGGACCATTAAACGGACTGATAGGTATCATCCTGTTGTAGTCCATTAACTTATGGATAAATTGCCTCTGACTGTCGATCATGGATTCTTGAGGCATAGTGAATAGTAATCCGCCGTTTTCTTTCTTAGCGTACTGCTCCACAATCCCCTGAGTCGTACCTGTGGCCCAATTCCACCCTCCAGATCCCTTAGCGAAGCGGGTATCGATGCCGCGCTTGCGAATCTTGAACCCATGTTCCACCCCATCGGCGGCATAGATTGACCGCGCCAAATCCTCTAAGGTTCCGTTAAAAGTAAGCTTCTTCCTCATATCGTGGTAATAACCACCCAAATCCTCAAATAGCGGGTATTCGTTGTAAATGTGGAAATGGAAATCGTCGGGCCAGTTTCGGCGCTCGTTTACCGGGAAAACGCACATCCACCCATTAGCTGGGTAGTAGTGGGCGTGAGGGTCTTGGCCGTGGTAGAAGTTGCCTATTTTGGCCAATTCCTTGTAGTCGAACTCACGGACGTGAATGGACTTATCAAAAGCAGACCACACCCTTCCGCCCATACCCATAGGCTTGCCTAGCCACTTTTGCTCATACAGCTTGAAGTCGTGGGCTTTATCGTGCTCCATCTCGATCCGCAAGACTTCTGGGAAATAAGGGTTGTCGGTGTAGTTAATTAGCCTAGAAACGCAATTTGGAGGAGGATTTATTACCCATCTCTGGTAGGTTGCGTCGTGCTCAAACTTTGGATTGAAATCAATCCAGATTTCTGAGTCCTCGGCGCGAACGGTAGGCAAAAGCAAATCCCAAGACTCATCGCTTACGTTATGAGCTTCAGACACCCAGCAGATATTTATCCCCTCGGTGGATTTAATTTGGTCCACATTACGCAAAAGGCCCATAAAAATGAACTCGGACCCATTATGGCAAATGATTGAGCTATTGGTAATTACAAAGATATGGCCAAGCTTTAGACGCTCGATGGTGTCGCTCAGTAACTTGTGAACCGACTCTTTGATGGAATTTTGAATCTCGCGGGTGCAAAGAACGCGAATCTTTGAGGCATTGGGAAATAAGATTTTAGGGGAAATCGCAAGAATTATCAGAGCCTCAGCGATGGACCAGGACTTCGCCGAACCTCGGCCACCGTATGGAGCCTTATACCGTGATGGCGAGAAGAGGAACCGGAACGCCTCGGGGAAGCTGGCTTTAACTCTCATTAATGTCTAGGTATTTTGGCATTAAACTACATCGCCGACCGGCAAGCAAGGAATTTAACCTTGTTCTCCTAGACATAATCAATCGATGGCCTTATAGTCGCCATCATATTTAAGAGCGTCAACGGCATCAGATAGCTGGTGCATGGCCTCGCCTATGTCATTTGCA